CCTGGATATTCGTTGACAGGAATTGTGAAGGATCAGGCGAGAATGTTGACTCGCTATGGACATGATGTCCATTTGTTTGTGAACGATCAGTACCATGGAGAGGCGTTTTCAGAAGATGTTACACTGAGGAAGTTGATACCGTTTGCGCACCTGAAGGACTATAGAACAAGAAAGGATCTGACTAGCGAGCATAAGATGACTGTTCAGGGTACTGCTGCGGTGCTAAAGGCGGAGTTGAAGGAATTTGACTTCGCTTTTTCTCATGATTTTGTGTTTACTGGCTGGTTTATGCCGTATGGTCTTGGCTGCATGGAAGCAGGTCGTGCGCTGCCGAATTTAAGATGGCTGCACTGGCTCCACAGCGTACCGTCGCTATTCAGTGACTGGTGGAATATCAGAGAGTACGGTCCAAGGCACAAACTGATATTTCCGAATGAGATTGATCGCCTGCGTGTAGCAGAGAATTACCACGGGGAGATTTCAGATGTAAGGGTGATGCCGCATATTAAGGACCTGCGGAGCTGGTTTGATTTTGGGGAAGACACGTGCTCGTTCATTGATGATTTCCCTGGTGTTATGCAGCATGATGTAGTGAAGGTGTACCCGGCGTCTTCTGACAGGCTGCATGCTAAGGGGATAAGGGAAATTATACTGATACTGTCGAAGTTGAAGAAGCGTGGGTTCTCTGTGTTCTGTGTGGTAGCGAATCAGTGGGCAACCGGAACGCAGCCAAGGCAAGATATAGAGCACTATAAGAGGATGGCGAACAGAAACGGCTTGAAGATGGGAACCGATTTTGTTTTCACGTCTGAATGGGGATACGAAAAGCGCTTATATGAAAATGGCATCCCGAAGAAGATGCTGAGGGAGCTGTTTCAGTGTTCCAACTTGTTTATTTTTCCGACACGTGAAGAGAGTTTTGGCCTTGTTGCTCCGGAGGCAGCATTGGCGGGCGGAGTTTTGATGGTGCTGAATAAGTCCCTATCGATGATGTTTGAAGTGATGGGATTTTCAGGGTTGTACTTAGACTTTGGGTCGTATCATCAGACGTTTAAGCCGGAGAATGAAGATGCTTACTTTAATGAAGTCGCGTCGATTATCCTTGGGAGAATGAAACAGAATGAAACGATCAACAGTAAGACGTTCGTGAGAAAGAAGTATAACTGGGATTCGTTGTACCTGAATGCGTACCAGCCTGTAATGGCGGAGGCGGCAACATGGGCTTAGAAATAGTAGTCAAGTCGTTTAATGGTATTGGCGATCTGCTATTTGCAACTCCCGGGCTCCGAAGGATAAAAGAGGAGTACCCGAAATCGACGATAGTTGTAAATACGAATTATCCACAGTTAGTGTCGGGGAATCCGTATATTGACAAGGTAGGAGTCGAAAATGAGGGAGTATTCCTTGGGTACGCAGATCCGATTCACAAAAAGTGGCCGACAAAGCATCATATCATAGAAGACTGGGAGATTGTTTGTAACCATTACGGGTTGAAGACTAAGGTCCCAGAGCTAAGACCCGAGCTGTGGATGAGGATCGCACCGAAGAGGACCGACGTTGTAGGTGTCCAGGTGCTACATAAGGGCCACTGGAATTCCAAGAAGGTATGGCCGAAGTTTGATGTTCTTGCTTCGTTAGACGGCTTCCAGCCGATTCCAAAATGTAGTGGAGTTATGGAGCTGGTCCGCTTTATCGCAAGCTGCAGAGCTGTAGTTTGTGCAGAAGGAGGAATCTCGCATATTGCAAAAGCTCTCAACGTTCCAGCGATAGTTGTCTTCGGAGGCTTTGCACGCCCAGACTGGAATGGGTATCAGGACCAGATTAATTTGTGCAACGAAAAATGGTGTTCATATTGCTATGACCCAACGCCATGTCAAAACGAGGTTGAGCGTCTGTGCATGAAAGAAATTACGATCGATCAGATATTGAGAACAGTAGAGGGACTGAGGAAAATATATGATCTGTCCCGGCACAACTCTATGCAGTTTGTAGAGACAGACGCATTACGCTGGTGTCAAGGAAAAGGGGTGGACGTTGGAGGAGGTCCCTGTCCTTTAAGGGGAGCAAGAAATGTAGATGACAGGCCAGATGAGAATGCCTATGCTATAAGCGAAGAGGACGGAAGCCTTGATTTTGTATTCTCGTCGCACTGTCTTGAACATCTCGACCGTCCGAAGGATGTCTTGGTGGAGTGCTTGCGGGTGTTGAAGCCAGGCGGAATTTTATACCTTTATTTCCCGCATCCTGATTATATTCCATGGCGTAAAGAATCTATGCCGAAGTGGCATAAACACAACCTGTATTTACTTGATGTTCTAAGTTGGCTTGAAGGCTACGAGGTACTTGAGATTGTTCAGAAAGATTTTTGGTTTGGGCAGAAGATTATTGGGAGGAAGCGATGACGAAGCATCTCTGTGATGTAAAGGGGTTCCGTGCTGCGTTAGGTGATGCAATGGGAGTGGGAATGGAACGGTTCTATCGGTTCTATCTGGAGAAGCCGGACTACAAGAGAGGCGTGGAGATTTTCTCGACACAGTTTGTTCCGTTTGTTGAAAAGTATGTCGAAAACCGAGGGGTTAGTCTGGATATCGGTTATGGGCCAGGAAGCATGGTGTATGCTGCATCGAAGATGTTCAATCTGGCGTTGGGGGTTGACGTTCACTTGCAGAATAAGGAAGTCTCGGAAGAAATTGCGAAGCATGGATGCAAGAATTTCAGACTGTATGTCGGAGAAGGAACGAATATTCCGTTGGCAGACGAGACTGTAGATTTTATTCACACGTGGACTGTGTTCATGCATTTGGGCAAGGCAAGAAATGTATCGGCGTACCTGAAGGAGTGTTACAGAGTATTACGAGATAGAGGCGTCGCAGTAATTTACTTTGCAAGAATGAATCGGCAAAAGCCTCACGAGACAAAAGAAGAATGGAAAGAATCAATCGAAGCCGAAGTTGATATGTACCGGGAAAAAATTAAGAAAGTAAATCAGATAAATCTGACTATCTCAATGGAGTGGATGGAGTGGGCGGCTGAAAGCGTTGGCTTCAAGATTCTTGAAAGAACTGCATCAACAGTAGCAGTGCATGGTGTCGAGTATTACCACGGCCAGCATGGTTTGGTTTTGGAGAAATAGAAGAATGGTGGTAATTAGTCCTATGGGAGGCCATGGCTCTGTGTTTCTGTCGAGGGCTCTTGAAATTAGATGCAGGAGACCGGATGTAGCTTTTGGTTTAGAAAAAGATATAACAGATGTGGCGGTTGATAAGTATAGGAGGAGCTGGGACAATAGAACAAGAATGACGTTGAAGAGTGATGCTACTATTGAATGGAATTTGCTCAATGCCATCAGAGTCAAGCCTAATGTTTTACTTGGCGGAATTTGTTCTATCAAAAAGCCGTTTCTTACGAGAAATAAAATAAAGGCGTTTTGTTTCGTCAGGCACCCAGTACATGCTTATGTTTCGTTGCTGAAAAACCAGCACCCAGGGATTGTTAAAAAGTTGAAAGGTTTTAACACAGAGGAGGCAGTTGATTGGTGGTGTTGGAGGTGGAATGCAATCGTAGAGGATTTCCTGTCATCAGGAAATGAGATATACAGGTTTGAGTTTATGCCGGAGGAGATCAAAGACGAACAGGTTAGAAAGAAGTTGAAAGGATGGGATCCGAGCAGGAGAAATTATGGGCAGTTGTCTGGATGGTTAGAAACGAAGATGAAGATGCAAGTGGAAGAGAAGTTTTACAGGATTTACGATAGCTGGAGATTAGATGATTAAGAAAGAAGTCCTCGTTGCCGGTATACCGAGGTGTGGAACTACATACATCTTTCGAAGTTTGGCAGGACTGCAGCAGCATGGAGGATCGCCGAAAGGCAGTCACTTGGAAGCTCTGCCGATTTTGAAGGCGCATAGCCTGGCACCGCCTGAAAGTTTTGGAGACCCCTGGGCGGAGAAGGTAAAGAAGCATGTTGATCGTGGAGGAAAAGTAGTTTTTGTGTTTGGAGATCCGGTGCTGGCAGTGGTGTCGACTAGGAACAGAAGATTTGACGTAGTGCATGCAAAGAATTGCGGTTATACTGGAAAGCTGAGAGACGCAAGAATTTTCGATAAGGACTGTTTCAATTACGAACGTATGTTTGATTCATGGATGCGGGGGGATTTAAAAGCCCCGATGTTAGCAGTTCGATACGAAACTCTGCCAGAAAATTTAACAATGCTGGACGATTTTTTGGACCGTAAGGTTAGGTGGCTGCCCTGGATTCTAAGAGAAACAAAGGAGACAATGGTGTCCGAGGAAGTACTGTTACGCATAAGAGGAACATATGCAAGCCTAATCTCAAAGGTAGAGGAAGCTCCTAATGCTATACAGTTTTAAGGAGTATATGAGGATGTTTGAGCATGAGGTAATTTGTGCAGGGGTGAAAAATGGCTGCTTTGAAAAAAAAGAATTAGTCCCTGTTCGCCCGGGCAGACTGTCGAAGACGCAGTTTGGGAGTAGGATGGGGTTGACTCTGGCTTGTGATGCGCCGGTAGTTGTTGACTACTACGGGCTTTTCAAGAAATCAGCGGGGTTAAAGAAGAAAATAGATGCGGAAGTCAGAAAGTATAAAGGCCTACAGGTTAGGATGATAGAATCATTGATGGTTCACTTTGCGGCTGTAAAGATAGAAGAGGTAGCAAAAATGGCTTCTACAGCAAGTATGGTTGCCGGATTTCCGAAGTTTAAGGCCGAAGTGTTACTGCTAAGGGGGTTCAAGAATGCCTGAGCTGAGTGTAATAATGCCGTTCTGTCAAGAGTGGCCACAGGTAATATGGACGGTTAGGAGTGTTGCAGAAGAGTTGAAAGGAAGGGTAGATTTTGAACTTATTGCAATTGATAATTGGTGCGCTGAGGTTCAGAAGCAAGGAAGAGTTAAAGACAAAGGCGGGGAGTATTTAAAAAATGTGGCTGGTAGAGGGAATCCATGGTTGAAGGTACTCCAGTACTCGGAGAAGTTGTCGCATTGGAACGCAAAGCGAGTTGGGGTAGAGGCGTCGTCCGGAAAGTTCCTGTGGTTTGTAGACGCTCACTGTGCTGTAGGACGCGACGCCCTTTATAAGATGTTTGAGTATTACAAGGTGCACCATGGCTTCCTGGATGGAACGATTCATCTGCCATTGACATACCAGCTTCTTGAGTGGAGGAAGTTGATTTACAAGTTGTCGAATATCGAACCGAAGAAAGGCTCCCTGCATTATCAGTTCTCGCAGTACCGGCAAAATGATGAGCCGTATGAAGTTCCGTGTATGTCAACTTGTGGAATGCTGATGACGCGGGAGCTGTACGACGAACTTGGTGGATGGCCAAAAGAGTTAGGAGTTTATGGAGGTGGAGAGAATTTCATGAATTTCTGCCTGGCAGTCTTAGGGAAGAAGAAGTGGATAATGCCTGGGGATCCGTTGTACCACCATGGAGATAAAAGGGGGTATTCGTATAATTACGATGATTTTGTACGAAACAGAATGATTGCATCGTATCTGTTTGGAGGAAAGGGATGGGCTCTAAGACAGTCGCAGAATATGAGAGGAGGGCCAAGAATACTGCAAGAAATTTATAAAGGGGTAGTAGAAAGTTGTTATGTCCAGCGGCAGGGGATTAAGGAGAAGCAGAAAATAACAATTGAAGAGTGGATAGGTCAATGGACGAAGGAAGGGTGAAAGTAGAGAGAACGACGTACGATGAATTGTGTCATCAAGTAAGGCATGTGGTTACACAGGCTAAGGCACTGGAGAGGTTATTAGAAAAAGTGCAAAAGGAAAGGAGGGCGGGGAAGGTGGAAAAAAGAGAACTTGCGATTCAGATTGAAATGGCGTTTATAGGCCTGCCGTATATCTGGGGAGGAGACGATCCGATAGCTGGATTTGATTGTTCAGGACTTCAGATTGAAGCATTGAAGTCGGTTGGAATTTTACCAGCAAAAGGGGATTGGACGGCTCAGATGATGCGTAAGCTTTTTGAGGACAGGCACCAGCGAGTCGAGAGCCCGTACCGTGGGTGTTTAGTGTTCTATATCCGTCCGGGGGAGGATAGAGCGGTTCACGTAGAAATGCTGATTAGCGAAGAGTTAGCGATTGGTGCTTCTGGAGGAGGATCGAAGAATATGACAAGGGAGGATGCGGTAGAAAGAAACGCCTACGTTAAAATACGTCCGTTTAAAAGGAAGAAAGGTCCATATGTTTTTGTAGATCCGTTCCTGAAATCTTAAGAGAGGGGAGGTGAGAAAATGGAAGCAGAGATTCAATTTGGTGGTGTCGGAGCATCGTTAATAATTACGATTGTTTTGATGATAGCCTATAACTTTTTGCCGGAGATGCAGAATAAGTGGAAGATATTAATTGCTGTAGGTTTTGGCCTCGGATTTGGACTTTTAAAAGTTCCGTACGACGGACTGCCGTGGACAGTAGTTAATGTGGTAAATAATTTATTGCAAGGCTTTCTTGTAGGAGCCGGAGCGATAGGTCTGCATCAGATGCAGCGAGTTGCAAGAAAACCGAAAGAATAGAAAGGAGGTGAAGAGCAATGCAGTACAGAAAAGATAGGTTGGCGTTTCTGGGCGCGGTATTAATTCTGCTGTCGGTGTTCCTTTTCTCGTTGTCAGTTAGCTGCATCCCACAGCAGGGAAAAGGCTTGAAGACAATAGCCGAGATGTCAGCTCAGGAGAGGGCTTCGTGGTTCCTGGGGATATATAATTCGCAGGATAGGGATTTTCGGGACATGGTAGCCAGGCCTGATCTGACGAACGAGCAGAAAGATATCCTTCGGAAGAAGAAGGAGATCATGACTCGGGTGTATCCGATGATCAAAACGTATAACACGTATGTCGATAACGGCGCAGTTCCAACAAAAGCGGTTGAAGATCAAATTGTTCAGTTGATTAACGACCTGACAGCGTTGGTTGTGCCAAAGCTTGAGTAGTAAATCTAACGGAAGGGGGTATTGAATGATGTCACCGATAGCATTACCAGCAGGAGCAATATTGGGGGTCATAGAACTCGGGAAGCTAGGCCTGCAGGCGTATTTCCAAGCGATGCGAATGGCCGGTAAGTCTGATGAGGAGATCAATAGGCTATACCAGGAGGAGAAGGCTTATTTCGATGCGCATCCGCCAGATACGTTGCCGGACGTTCCGCCAGATACAGAACCTGATACGCCAGAGTAGTTAGATGACAAAAAGAATTGCAACGATTATAAGTATAGTTATAGGCCTTTGCACGCTCGTTGGTCTGGGGTACAAGTATGACCAGCGACTTGCAAAGGCCGAAGACGTCAACACGTCGATTCAGAAACTGAGTATTCGACTCGAACAGAAGATTCAAGAAGATAGGCTGGGGAATATTCAAGAGCGTTTATGGAGAGTCGAGGATCGTTACGGAACGGATTGTTCGAAGATGCCGGTTGATGCGTGTGATACGTATCGACGACTTGGAGAAGAAAAAAAGAAAATACTCAGATTACTTGATTCGATGAAGAAGTAGGTTTAGAATAGTGGGGCGGGAGTGGAACGATGGTGCCGCTAAGTTTGCCTCCTTTCTTAACAGTGCCGGACGTCTGCTCCCGCTTTCGTAACGAAGGGGCGGAAAGCGGCAAGAAACATGCCAAATTGCAAGCGCTTGCAAAGCTCACGTATGGACTGTCTGTGAAACGATGGGCTTCCGAACCTAAAAAACACGCTGATCTCCCCTTTGAAGTGCCCGAATCCCGATAATATAACAGATTCAAATACTTAATTGATGCGGTAAATCCACAGTATTGCACGATTACGAATTACCCTTATACTTATACTCATATTCGGGCAGGAAAGCGGCAAGAAACATGCCAAAAAACAGGTCTTGACGAAAGAAGAACAGTAGTATAAAATAGATATCAGATGGGGAAATCGACAGAGGTATAAATGAATTTTTTGAAAGGAGGAAGTGGACGTGGATTCTAAGAGGCTTCGAAAGCCCGATTGGGCAGCGCTTTTGAGGTACGATGAGGAGACGAGGAAACTCGATCTAAAAAATCGGGAAATAATTAGAGACCCGGAGACAATAACTCGACTTATCGAGTCGGAGGCGATCAGAAAGGACGGATCGCTGTCCGACACGACGTTGGAGATGGTGAAAAAAATGAAGGTCCAACTCGAAAAGATGAGGGTAGGGGTTCCGGTCAGGTCTAGGAAATCCGTAGATTTTAAGAAGGCGCTAAGTGGAGAACAGAAGTGGTTGATTGGAAGAGTTGCAAGGCAGCCAGTGATCTCGAACGGACATATGGTGCTTCTTGGCACGAAGATGAAGGGGATGGACGCGGAAGTCGGATCGAAAAGTTTCAAAAATGGGGTGCAGAAGTCGGTTGCTAAGTTGATTCAGAGTAAAGGTTACGTGGAGGTCTTCCCGGATATCTGGCAACTGAAGGACATAGGAGGCCTGGAGGTGATCTGGCTGGTAAGTAAAGACGAGTCGGTGATGGTTTCGATTCAGGCGATGTATTATGATCTTGTTATGAAACGGTATCCGAACTGTGTATGGTTTGGGAAGTCGCAAAAGTCGGCTTTACAGGCCAGGAGTAGGAAGTCTGGGTACGGGTTGAACAATGGTGTGGTGGCTGTTGTTATGCCAATGTTACTGGCGGGAATTTTACCAGAGCCAAAAAGGAGGGGCGATGAGAAGGATCAAGCGGTGTAAGGATCTTGACTGTCCGCTCTCGCAACTGAAGGAAGTTGCTTATGAGGGGGAAGGTAAGCCGCAGGTTATAATAGTAGGAGAGTCTCCGGGGAAGGAGGAAGTTTTTGAAGGGCGTCCTTTTGTAGGACGAGCTGGAAAGCTGATGCGCAGAGTAGCCATGAAGACGGGGCTCCCTGTGGGAAAAGCACTGATTACGAATGCAGCCAGATGCAGAATTAATAAAAAGTCTATGACGACCAAGGAGATAACCGAGACGCTAAAGCATTGCAGAGTGAATTTAGTTAGAGCGATCGAGTTTTGTAAGCCGAAGTTGATATTGATTCTCGGTGATTATGCCTTACGTCAGATAATGAAGAGATCTGGTATTACGAAGAATCAAGGTAAGTGGCAGTGGAGCATGGAGTTTGAGTGCTGGACGCTGTCGACGTTCCACCCGGCATATATTTTGAGGAACATGGCGATGGAGCCAGTCCTTGCTCAGGATTTTAAGCAAGCAGCTGAGTTTATCCATAGAGGCTTTGAGATGGCTGAGATGGAGGAGACTAGTTACACGGAAGTTGAGTCGATAATGCCAGTGTTGGATATGAAGGTCGGAATGCGGAATAATGGATGTCTGTCTGTGGGATTCGATACAGAGACGCAAGGCCTTGATTGGACAGACCCGAATTTCTTGATGTTAAGTTACCAGGTTAGTTTCAGGCGTGGAGAAGCATGGATGGTCCGGTTCTATAAGGAAGTAGAAGAGGAAGAAGAGCCGGACTTTTTCATTCAGTGGATGCGAGCCCCAGAAGGAAAGAAGAAAAAAGAACTTGTAGATGTTGGCATTAAGGTCTGTGGAGATATAGAGTTGAAGCTGCATGAGCTTCAGATGTTGATTGAATCAGAGCGTATAAAAAAGTACATGTCACATGGCAATTTTGATTTACATGCTGTGGACGCTACGTTCCGACGTCTGAGGCAGAGGATGCCGAAGTGGTCGAATTACGCTATGGATGTTCAGGCTGGAGCACATCTGCTGGAAGAAAACGTTTATCAAATGGCGTCGTTGGATTCGCTTCAGAGGGGATTCTCAGATGTGAAGGCGGATTACAACCGCGAGTTTGAGATGCAGTATGATAAATCGGATATGTTAAAGGTTCCTGGCGAAGACCTGGTTCATTATGGGTGCACAGATTCTGACGTAACGAGGCGAGTAGCTGCAAGAATTAAGCACGAATTAGTTAAGGAGAAGAGGCTGGCGAATTACATGGTGAAGCTGGTTATGCCGACGCTGACCAAGTCACTGTTCGAGTTGGAGAGAAACGGAGCCCATATAGATCAAGAGCAGTTGCCGAAGACAACAAAGGCAGTGGTAAAGATGAAAGACGCTGCTGAGAAAGCAGCACTGAAGAAAGTTACTCAGCAGATAAGGGATAGGCACACGAAGGCAGGGCTGAAACTGACAAGAAGAGATCTGGTAGCCGACGCTCTTTTCGACGACGACGGATTTGCGTTAGATCCGGTAAAGAAGTCTAAGGGCGGGGAGAAGTGGTCAACAGATAAAGAAGTTCGGAAGACGTTGCTTGACAGAAGGATACCAAAGAGGGCGAAAGTTTTTATTGAAAAGTTTAACGAGTTCAGTGAGTACCACACGTTGTGGAGTAGGTATCTTAGAGGGTTTGGGAAGCATGTAAAAAGCGATGGACGAATTCATTCGGACCTGTCGTTGACGAGGGCTGTTACAGGCAGGGTGTCGAGTTCGAATCCGAACATGATGAACAATCCAAAGCGGTCAACGTCAGCAGGTCTGGTTCGCAAGCTTATCGCCGCGCCGAAAGGATACTTACTTCTTGCAGCTGATGAAGAACAAAGTGAGTTAAGGTGGGCAGCACATTTGTCTGGGGATCCTGCCATGATGAAGGTATTCGCAGAGGATGGAGATATTCATAAAGCTACCGCTTTAGAATTGATTAGCAGCCCATGGGAGGAGATGAATGAACACGAGCAATGGGGAGCCAGACGTAATGCAAAGGTGGTGAATTTTGGGGTGCTGTTTCTGATGACACCTATAGGTTTTGTACGATACGCAAAAATGGATTATGGAATCGTACTCTCTGAAGAGGAAGCTGAAGAGTGGATTCAGTTGTTCTTCAGAAAGTATGCAAGACTGCCGATCTATCACAAGAGGATGATAGAATTTTGTAGGGAATTTGGTTATGTAGAGAGCCCTCTTGGGAGGAGGAGGCACCTGCCTGAAATTAATGCCCAAAATAAAATGATAAGACGCGAAGCGGAACGAATGGCAGTAAATCAGCCGATTCAGTCGCCGTCATCAGATGTAGTCTTGATGGCAGGTAACGAAATTATAGATAAGGACATCGATCCAGAGGAATTTAAAATGGTGATGTTTATACATGATGAGCTGGTCTTTCAAGTAAAAGATAATTCGAAGGTGGAAGATTACGCTAGGCTGGTTAAGTACGAAATGGAGAATCCGCAGTTGGAGAGGGATTTTGGATTCAAGATGCGGGTGCCTCTTAGGGCCGGAGTTAAGGTTGGCAAGAATGCAGCTGAGATGAAAGAATTAGAACTGTAGGAGGGGGAAAGAGCCATGGCAGAAACAGCAAAGAAGGAAGGTAGGACGTTGAAACCGGGAGCAGCGAAGAAGCAGAGAGCTTGGCTGCGAAAAGAATTAACGAATGTTTTAAAGTCGGCCTCTGATGAAATATTCAAAAGGCAAGTGGAGGAAACGGAAGACCCGTTTGATGTTCACTATGGTAGATTCCGTCTGTTGAGGCCCCCGTACCTGTTTGACAGGCTGTACAATATCTATGAGGAATCAGATGTTCTGCAAGCCTGTGTGGAGGCAATGCAGCAGAACGTTGACGGGTTTGGGTATCAGTTGGATTTTTTAGGTGAGGATCAGACCGAGAGGGATACTCCAGCAGCCCAGGCGCAGATGCTAAAAGCGAAAAATTTTTTTGATACGGTCAATGAAGATCATTCTTTTACGACTATCCGGAAGCGAATGCGTGAGGATTTTGAAGTACTGGGGTTTGCCGCTTTTGAGGTGATAAGAAGTATACGTGGAGAGATCCAGATGATGTATCACATGCCGACGAAACTGGTTAGGATGTCGTCCAGCCTCGGAAGGGATGTAACAATTCCTGTTACGATAATGAGAGATGGAAGACCTGTGGAGGTTAAGGTGAGAAAGAAGTTCCGAAAATACGCTCAGATCAGCGGAGTGACTGGAAAGGAGCTGCGGTGGTATAAGGCGTTCGGAGATCCCCGCCCGTTGGATGCAACGACGGGACAGTACAAGTCGTCGCCTGGGGCTACAAAGATGTTGGCATCGGAGCTACTGGTTTTTCGCCATCAGTTCGGGAATATGGCTTATGGTGTACCGAGGTGGATAGGGGCAGTCCTTGACGTTATGGGAAGGAGATCCGCCTCATTTGTTAATTACGATCTGTTTGAGAGTCAAGGTATTCCGCCCCTGGCAGTCCTTGTCTCGGGAGGTGTTCTAACGGATGAGTCGCTGGATGAGTTGAAGACGTTGTTGCGGTCATTACGTGGTGAAGATAAATGGAATAGAGTTATGGTCCTGGAGTCGAATGTAGAATCACTCGGGCTGGAAGAGAAAGGGACGGCAAAGATTGAGCTTAAGAATCTGTCGGAATATCGGAAAGAGGATCTGATGTTTGACAAGTACCTGGGGAACACGCACGATAACTGCCGACATAGGTTCCGGTTCCCACCCCTTTATACTGGATCGGCTGAAACATTCACACACGCAACTGCCAAGGCTGCTCAGAATGTAGCTGAGGAGCAGGTCTTCATTCCAGAGAGAGGAGAGTTCGACGAAACGATCAATAGGAAGATTGTACAGAATGAGCTTGGCATAGATATGTGGTCGTTCGCAACAAAAGGCCCGAGGATAGTTGGGTCAGAAGAACTGAGTAAGGGAGTCTCCGCCTTTGTAAGCGCGGGAGCTGTATCGGTGAACAATGCTATCCAGCTAGCTAACCGGGCATTTAATTTACAGATGTCTCAGTACAATCAGCCATGGGCTGAGCTTCCGATTGTTTTGATCATCAAGGCAATAGAGGCGGGTGCCCAGCTTCAGGGTGTTGGGCGAGCGATTGAACAGCCAGCATTAGAGGTGGGAAGTACTCCGGTCCCGGTACAGAAGTCGTTGCCCTACCTGCCGCAAAAAGTTTTCAAAAGTGATATGTTTAACGAAGACGAAAAGAAATTGTATAAGCGGCTCCTGCTTCTACAGACAGCAGTAGAGTCGATTCCGGAGGATGAGTGGGATCATGAGCACGCTGACTTGTAAAGTTCCGAGGGCTTCAGAGCTGTGTAATCTGGATAGTTTTGATCTGGCGTTTCTGACAATGACGGGCCACGTTCAGTGGGTAGATTGGTTCGACTTGTCGTTCCAGCTGGTAAGGAAGGCTGTAGAAGAAAAGCTCTGGGGTCCTGAGTCAGCGTTGCTGGGGAATGTCCTGTCAAGAGAGTGGAGGAAACTGGATAAAGAAATAGGAATTTCTGCTCGCTTGATAGGGGCGTTTGATAGAAGCGGTGATATTTCAGTGAATACGGAGACGATAGCTGCTGTTATTTCAGATGCCAGACAAATGGGGCCGATCACATGGGAGCTGATAAAGGAGAGGTCGCAAAAGATAGTTGATGCAGTGGTTGAAAGGGCAACGGAGTATTTTAGAAAGCAAAGAGAGGAGGCCCTGAAGGTTGAAGCGGAGTTTGAGGATATAGCCAAATCGATAAATGTCCAAACTGGAATTTATACGCAGAAGACGGTCCAGAGGGTAGTCCACCCGGAGGTAAGGAGGCTGGTAAAGATAGTCAAGACGAACCCGGCATACAGGCATATTGACAGGGCTGCATTACTTGGCCGAATTGATGCAATTGCAAAGGTCGGACCAGATTATTTGAAGACAATGTCAGATGTTCAAGTGGGTAGGGCATGGTCGTTTACAGGTATTGAGATGGCACACGGCCAGGCCGTAACAGAGTACCAGGTTATTTCGGAATGGGATGCAAGGACGTGTCCTGTTTGCAAGCGCTTGCACGGTAGGCATTTTTCAGTACAGCAGACGTATACGAGGATGAAGAATGTATTAAAGCAAAGGTCACCAGATAAGATTTCTGGCGCGATGCCGTTTCCGAGGGTAAAAGATGTAGACAACAAGTCGCCGAAGCAGATCAGAAGTTCGGGTTACTGTCCTCCGTTCCATGGTAGATGTCGCTGCGATATTGTTATGCTGTGGCGGAAGACTAAAGAACCGAAAGGAGAAAGGACAAGGCCGTTGAGACCGTTTTTGAAACCAGAGGCAGCAACGCAGCAAAAATCGGATTTTATAGAGCGGTTTAAGGGGCCTTCGAATATGAGTCCGAACGAGCTGAAAGATGCCACGGTAAAAAAGCTGGCTAAAAGGATTGATGAGCTAGGTAAAGAAGCTGTAGATGATTTCATGTATTTTAGCAATAAGCTTCCGCCGGGATGGCAAGAAAATACGTATGATGCTGTAAATGAAGCGGTAAAACTATGGGCGAAGACAAGTGCCGACACTGACCTAGTAGCAGTTTTTATGCAGAAGATGGCGAAGGCAGAGTTTAAGCTGAGCAAGGCGTCAACCTCTCATTTTACCAAGGTAGCATTGGAGATGCTTGAAGCGCGGTTAAAAGGGGTAAATGCCGCCAGAGCTATGAGGGGTGCCAGAATTTTTCTCCGGGAAATGTACAATGAAACGCAGGCTTTTTTGAAGGCTGAAGGAATAAAAGAAATAACGATGTACAGAGGAATGGTACTTTCTGACAGGGCCATAGGAAATGTTATTCCTGGGAAGCTGAAGAAGCTAAAGAAGCAGTCGGAAGAGAGACTGAAGAAGCTGCAAAAGGAGTATTCAGAATTAAAGGAAGAATCAAAGAAGCTGACAATGAAGGCCCGCCATGGTTTAACTCCCGCAGAGGAAAAGCGTTTGCTACAGATTATGGATACGGAGTTGGAGGCGACGTTTGATGCTCAGGCTGCAGAAAGGTTTGTCCTGGATAAGATTGTAAGGGATAACCTACCAGCTGGGGCACGAGAAACTGTTTCGCTCCAGCCGATGTCTTCGTTTTCAGCTGATTATGATATTGCAAAAAGTTTTTCTGGGCATGGGCAGGGGACGTGGTACACGAATGCCACAGTAAAAGTTCCTATTGACAGGATTATTTCGACACCTGCTTCTGGGATTGGATGCCTTAATGAAGCAGAGTTTGTTGTGTTAGGTGGAGTTGAGGATGTGGGTATGGCAGCTGTAAGAGGCGGAATATCATCAAACAAGGATTGGATGGATGCACTGCAGGATGCATTGAAGGGATGGGCAAAATGATAAACATGGATGAGACACCGCAGAATCAGGATTGGACGAAGACAGAATGGGATCTGCCGCCGTACAAGTCGAAGGAATTTCGCAAATCCGTTACGAATTTGAAGAAGTTCCGAAAACTGCCGGTGTATAAGTGGGCAGTGAAAAATGGCCTGATCAAAAAAGACAAGTGGGTGAAAAAGTGATGGGCATATTAGAAGTTAGGTTGGTGAATACGCCGACAGAAAAGGAGGAAAGATGCTCAGGGAATTAATGACAGTAAAAGACGTATTCTATGATATCCTGTCCTCCGGGGAGGATGAGGGTCAGGCAGATGTTTCAGCTGTCCAGAAAATGGGGGTTGGCATTACAAAGGCGGTTCAGAGGGAGGGGAATGTTGTTATTCTCCAGAATCAGAGTGTAGTTCAGAAGAAAGTTGTTACGTTTGCTGTCGACGGCTTGAGGAAGTTGGATCGGCTGATCCACGATGAGCATATCAAGGAGTTGGATGTAATAGATGTCAAGGAGATAGAGGCTCCGAAAGAAAAGCCAGTGGCTAAGGAGCTGGATTTACGAGAGGTTTGCAAGGTTCTTTTGAGCCAGGGAGTAGGATTCGCGGATTTCAAGAAGTTGATGTCTAAGGTTTACTTAGAAACGGTAATGTTGTATAGTAAGACTATGAGCGAGGCTGCTGCCAAGGTACATATGCAGCAGACAAATTTTAAGAACAGTTTAGTGCGGTACAAGGTAGAAATTAATTTTGAGGGAGGTGAGAAAAATGAAGAAAGCAGCGAACAGTAACTTGATTTTCGGACCGACCTGTCCTGGCGGAAGAATTAGAAGTGGGGGAGCTGGAAGAGGGCTTGGAACAGGTGGAGGAAGAGGACCAGTTGGAGTTCCCGCAGGCAGGACTACAGCGACGAGGCCCGGACGGTCCGCTAACCGTGGAAGAGGTCTTAGAAGGAGGAGATAAAATGCCAGTTCCAAAGCCGGGATCAGGAGAATCACAGAAAGACTTCATGGGAAGATGTATGGGTTTCTTAAAGACGGAAGGAACTACTGGAGACCAGGCGGTAGCAATTTGTCTGAGCCAGCTACGCCGCGCTGGACGATCAGTTCCGAAGCCGAAGAAAGAAGCGGGTAGCTTAGGGTTCGATCCAGAAGTGAGTAGGTTGACAGATAATAAGTCTTACGACAAGCAAACGGCTATGGCCGGAGACCTCCCAGAATTTGATCTGGGGAAGGTAAAGACTCCAAAGAAGTTGTCGCCAGAGGAAGAGCGAGAAAGGGAGCTTGACGATCTGTTTCCAGTAAAGTAGAGTTGCAAGCGCTTGCAAAGTAGCGCCTGAGTCCAGAGGGGTCGTTTATTAGCGGCCCCTTTTCTTTTTTCGGTCGGAGATAAGTATGTAATTTCATTTGACAAAATGAAAGGTATGTTCTATTATATAGAATATAAAAAGAAAGGAGGTGACACCAGTGGCTTTGGCTTATGAATTTGAATTTGTGGGAGGCGTCAAGAAACCGACGGCACACACGAATGAAAAGTTCTTGATGTTCTTCGTCATAGGCGGCAAAGAGATTCCGATGTACCAGATGCTGAAGGATTCTTTGGTGTGTAGGTTGAAGGAAACTGACGCTGCGTTTAACCAGCCGTACGGTACGGTAATCGTTCCAGATGCAGATGAGAATAAGTACGCAACCTCGAATAATATCATCAAGATATTTGTAGGTCAGCAAGGATTTTCGGTGCCAAAGAGGTACTATTCATTCTACCTCCGGTTAAGGGAAGATGCGGCTCCCATGGTGACGATTCAACCGTTTTCAGGAGCGAGGACTGGAATGTATTTTAAAGGCAAGGCGAATTTCTTGTCGAATAAGCAAGCAGCTGCTATACTGGATGATGACGCTGAGTCGAAGGTTTTTGTAGTTAGGCAAGG